TCCTCGGGGTGGTCGCGGCGGCCGTCCTGCCCCTGAGTGCCGCGATCTTCGGCTTGGGCTACGACAGCCGCCGGACGGCCGAGGACGTCAAGACGCTCGAGGACGCGCTGACCGAGGCGCACGAGGCGGTCAACCAGAGTATCGCCACCACCACCGAGACATCGCTCTCGATCCTGGCGTCCCTCCGGGACCGCTATGGCGAGATCAACGCCGAGCTGCTCTGGATGCTGAAGGGCCTCCAGGAGCTCGACCAGCGCGAGGCCCGACAGCAGGTCGGCGCTGCCCTCGGACAGACCTTCGAGAACGCGAGCCTCGCGGACTACATGCGCCGGGTCGCGGCGGTTGAACCGATTGCAGAAGCGTTCCGGCGGGAGATCGCAGCCCTCGAGGCGCAGCTGCCGGTCAGCATCGACAAGGCCGGGCTCGAGCGCGAAATCGCCGCCCTGCGGCGCGACCTCGAGGCCACGCTCCGCTTCGACGACATCGCGGCAGACTTCCGCATTTCGCCCGATGTGATCCGGGAGGTCGAAGATCTCCGCAACCGGATCAAGGACGCGCTTGCGGGCGGGGAGCTCGGCGACGCGGTGGCTCCGGTCGAACGCCTGATGGAAATCCTCCGCGAGATACCCGGCGGGCCGCTGGCGGAGATGCAGGACGGGCTTCTCGAAGCCTATGAGCTGCTTCGGCTGGCAGAGCAGTCGGCGGCAAAGTCGTCAGAGAGCATCGAGGAGATCGAGACCGCTCTCGACGCGGCGACGCGCGGCGGGCGTGCGCTCGGCGATGCGCTCGCTGCAGCCGTCGGCCCAGCAAGCGACATCGCCAACGCACTGGCGCGCGCTGCTGCCGACGTCGCTTCCATCGCATCCTTCTCGGACCTCGCTTCGGTCGAGGACCGCGCATCCGCGAACCGGCTTGGGCTCGACGGGGCAGCCCGGGATGCGTTCATCTATGCACAGCGGATCGAACGCCGGATGCGCGAGGCGGGCGCGGATGACGCGCAGATCGCGGCGACCGTGGCCGAGGCCCGGCGACGGGCGCTCGAGGCCTATTCGGGTGCCGAGGACGGCAAGAAGGGCCGGGGCGGGTCGGGCGGCGGGGGCGACACGCACAGGCAGGCCGTGCGCGCGATCGAGGCAGCGATCGGCGATCTCGCCGGGGCCTACGAGCGGGACGTGGCCGCCGCCGAACGCTGGCGCGCGGAGACGCTGGCCAACCTCGATCCGGCGAAGGCAGGCTTCGAGGCCTTCGCCGAAGACGTCGAGACCATCTACCAGGACAGGCTCGCGAAAGCCTACGAGGCCGACCTTGAGCGCCGTACCGATTGGGCGGCCGGCATCGAGCGCGGGCTTGCCGAGATCGAGGACGAGTTCCTCTCCTGGGCAGATGTCACGGAGACCCTCGTCACCGGATGGTCGAGCGGGCTCGAGGACGCCTTCGTGCAGCTCGGGATGACCGGCAAGGCCGAAATGAAGGACCTCGTGGACTTCACCCTCGAGCAGTTCCTGCGCCTCGCCTATCAACGGGCCGTTCAACCCGCCTTCAACGGCCTCTTCGACACGCTGCTCGGAGGCGTCGCGGGCCTCTTCGGACAGTCGCCCGTGCCCGCCGGGGCCGCGCAGAGCCACTCCGGCTCGATCATCGGGCGGTCGTCCGTCGCCACCACCCTCGGCGGCCTCCGGCCCGACGAGCGGCTGACCGTGACCACGCTCGGACAGCGGGTGTTCACCCCCTCGCAGATCGAACACGGGGCGGCGGTCGTCGACGCCCTCGCCATGGCGGCGAGCCGGTCCAATGCCGGGCAGGTGGTGGTGATCGAGCCCCGGATCAACAACTACACCAGTGCCGCCGTGGAGACCCGGCAAGGGCCGGACGGCACGCTCGAGATCGACATCTTCGACAAGATCGAGCGGTCCATGGCCGGGCGGATGCAGACGCCCGGCGCGCCCCTGAACCGGGCCGTTCGCACGATGACCTCGCCCCGCTACGGCAGGGGGCAGGGATGAGCTACCCGACGCTCCCCCTTGGCCTTCCGGCCTGTGCCCTCCGGGAGGGCTGGCAGGTCGTGGCCGATGACGCGCTCCGGCGCACCGACATGGATGACGGGCAGGTCGCGGTCACGCGCCGGTTCCACCGCCTGCGCACGGTCCACTCGCTGAGCTGGGAGCTGAACGGCTACCAGATGGACCTCGCCCTGCAGTTCTGGGCTGATGATCTCTCCGCCGGGGCCGCGTGGTTCCATTGCCCGATTGTCGAAGGCAGTCGCACCCGGACGCAGCTTGTCCGCTTCGCAAGCTCGCCCCCCTTCACCGTGACCTCGCCCGCGCCGGGGGTGTTCCGCGTCGCCTTCGAGGCCGAGCTGCGCGACCTGCCGCGCCTGACCCCGACCGAGCGCATGGCTCTAGAGGTCTGGACCAGCACACCCGAGGACGTTGCCGATCTGACCGCCCGCCTGAAGGCGCTGGCCGATACGCTGGAGGCGATCCCGCAATGGCCCTGACCCCCGAAAGCCGCCGCCAGCGTGCGCTCGAGGAAGTCCGCGCGCACCGGCCCGCAGGGCTGCAGGAAGTGACCACCCTCGAGTTCGGTCACCCGGCCTTCGATGCCCCCGCCCGTGTCGTGGCCGACAACGCGGACCTCCTGGCCCGGCTCGAAACCGGCGAGGTTGTGACCTTCCTGGCCGTGGCCTTCACCCACGCAGGCCCGAGCCTCGGAGACGGGCGCTGGCCGCAGATCGAGCTGGGCATCGACAATGCCGCCTCTATCCTCGAGCCACACCTGGAAGCGGCGCTGGCGACCGCCGCGCCGGTCACGCTCACGGTCCGGGTCTATGTCCGCCAGTTCGCGCTGGAGGGACCCGGACGGATCATCCGCGGTCTTGAGCTCGACCGCACCCGCGCGAGCGATCTGCGCATCTCGGCCGTCGCCGGGTTCTTCGGCCTCGACCGCAAGTTCGGAACCACCTATGACCCAAGCCGCTATCCCGGCCTTTCCTGATCCCGCGCGCCTCGTGGCCAGCCTGATCGGCAAGCCCTGGGCGGCGCACGCGCGCGGTCCCGACGCCTTCGACTGCTGGGGGCTTGCCGCCCATGTCGAGGCCGCGCTCTGGGGCCGCGTGCTGCCCTGGTCCGAGGCAGACGGCCCGGAGGGCCTGCGCGAGATCATCGACGCAATCCGCTCGAGCGATCTCCAGCGCCGCTGGCTGCCGGTCCGCGATCCGCGTCCCGGAGACCTCGTCCTGATGGCGGCGGGCCTCTGGCCGAACCATGTGGGCGTCTGGATCGAGGCCGGGCCAGGCCTGACCGGCATCCTGCATGCGACCCGCGACGGCGGCGTGATGCTCCAGTCGCTGGCGCAGGCACGGGCCGATTGGGCGCGGGTCGAGTTCCGCCGATGCGGCGAGGCGGCGCTCGATGCGGTGGGGGCGGCCCCGACCGAGCTCATCGCCCATGCCGCCGGTCGCCCGGTCCTCGTGGTCGTCGCCGATCCGCTCGACCCGCTGCGTGACGCCGAACTGCGCCCGCTGGTTCCCGGAGAAACCGTCGCCGAGGCCGTCGCGGGGCTCCCTGATCTCGACCGGCGTTGGCTCGTCCTGGGCGACCTGCCTCTCCTGCGCCACAACCCGGCGACGGGAGAGGCCGAATGGGACCGGCCCGTTGCGGAGGGGGACACGCTCTGGGCCTTGCCGCCGCTGCCGATGGAGGGGGACCGGGGCAGCCAGGTGCTGGCGACCGTCCTCTCCATCGTCGTGTCGCTGGCGGCCCCCTATGCGGCAGGCGCGCTCCTTGGCCAGAGCGCCTCCAACCTGACCTTCGGGGGCAAGCTGCTGTCTGCGGGCATCGCCATCGGGGCAAACCTGCTGATCTCGCAGTTCCTCCCGCCGCCGGAGACGGTCGCGCCTCTCGCCAATCCCGATCCGACCTATTCCTTCGGCCAGGTCCAGAACGCGGTGCGTCCCGGCGCGCCGGTCCCGCAGGTCTACGGGACCATGCGCCGCGTTCCTGATCTGCTCGCCCCGCCCTGGGCCGAGTTCGAGGAAAACGAGCAGCTCCTCCACCTTCTGCTCTGCCTCGGCCAGGGCGAGCACCGGCTCCGCGAGTTCGGGTTCGGAGACACCCCCGTCTGGTCAGAGACCGAAGGCTTCACCGGGGCCGTCTCCGACATCGACTATGAGCTGGTGCCCCCCGGCGGGGACGTGACCCTGTTTCCGTCCTCGGTCGCGGTCAACACCGAGGTCGAGGGGCTCGAGATTGTCGTACCCGATCCGGTCGACGGCCCGGTGCCGGTCGGCCCCTTCGTCGCGGTCCCGTCCGGGGCGACCGCAACCGAGCTGATCTTCGACTTCGTGTTTCCGAGGGGCCTCTTCAGCCAGCCGTCTGGCGTCGCGGAGACGAGTGTCACATGGGAGGTCGAGGCGCAGCTGCTCGACGATGCAGGCAACGCCATCGGGTTCTGGCAGACACTGGAAGTCATCACCGAGACCCGCGCGACCACGTCGCCGGTCCGGCTCACCCGTCGCTACCCGGTCGAGCGTGGGCGCTACAGGACCCGTGTCACGCGGACGAGCGCCAGCACCGTTACGGGCACCGGGGCACAGGACGGGCTGGTGTGGCTCGCTCTGAAGGCCAAGCGCGCCGATGCGCCGACCTATCCGGACGTGACGGCGCTTGCGCTTCGGGTCAGGGCAGACGCGGCCTCCACCCGCTCGTTGCAGGAGTGGTATGTCCGTTCGACCCGCGTCCTGCCGTTCTTCGGTGCGGACGGCGTCCTGTCCCGCGAGCCGACCGAGGCCATCGACGCGGCGGCACTGGATATCTGCACCGCGTCCTATGGCCTCGGGCTGACGGAGGACCAGGTCGACCTGCCACAGCTGCGCGCGCTGGCCGCCACCTGGGCCGCGCGCGGGGGCGGCTGCTGCCCCGCCATCGAGCGGGATGGGTCGGCCTGGGAGGCGCGCGAGCGGGGCCTCGCTGCCGGG